CTCCTTCCTTTTGCTTGGTAAGGCTGCGAAGGAGACACCACTGTATTTTCTTGAAAACCTATTGTCGATCCTGAAGAGGGCATCGGCGCGATTCTATGCCCACTGGACCGGGTGCTGAATCACGCCCTACGCGAAGTAGGCAAGGGTTTTTGCAATCCCTTGAACACGAAGGAGATAGACGCCATATTGTTCAAGATTTATATAGATGGCAGGTGGATGAAGCCAGGGATCGACATTGTTCCGTCGATTCTGTTCACTCCAGAACCTCTTCAGAAGCCATGTCTTGCCTGAACCTCGTTCGCCGAAAAGCAGAAGACTTCGAGACGTGAATGGAGATTCTTTGACCCATTCTCCTAAAAAGTCCAAGGCCTCCCGACTCTCGGTGTCGAGTTGCATATCACCATTGTCCATGCGCCGAAGGGCAACGAGCTTTCTTTGAATGAAGTGGTCCATGACTTCATCCAAATCCTCTTTCTCCGAGACGTCGCCAATGGTTGGTTCGAAGCTCATAAGCGACTGCCAGAGCTTCCTGGGCGGCAAGTTCATCCATCCATCGGGAATGACGGATGGAGACAAGGAAAAGCAATCCACGAACGCCAAGCGAGTGTCACGTTGCGCCGAATCGTCGGAATCCAGAAAGGTGGCAACGGCATCGAAATCGTCCTTTGAGACTTTCGGCTTTGTAGGTATAACGAAGACAGTAGCGTGAGGCCTGCCTTCGACAACAGGACGCTGCAAGCGGTAGAGCCGCAAAGGGCTCCTCAAGTCGCGAGGCAGGCCTACCTGGCCAAAGACGTTCAGGGGTTGAGCGCTTTGAGCGAAGCTATCCAGGACTTCGCGAATTCGCTTTGAAACGGCCAGGTTATGTTCCATGCTGTTTGCTCGGCTTGTCATAGCCAGTTCTCCAGAAAGTCGCCGAGTACCGATGGCGAAAACCACTCTTGTACCAACGGACATGAAGGGACGAAGGTTGAGCGCATTCCTCCCTCATAGCGGACAAGTCCTGCCCGTATCAGGGGGGTGGCGTAGAGATTCTCAATTTCCACGGCGATGCCGTCCGACTCGTTTAGATCAGCGTGCACAATTGCGTCGAAGAACTCCACTAGAGGGCGATTGTCTGACAATGTCTGGTGCACCGTCGTCAGAAAAGCGCTCGCGGCTTGGCCGTCTGGCCACAGCATCTCTGTTTGGGCACTCTCCCCCGCCCCAACGACGAGTGGCGTTTCATAGTACCAAAGCTGCGGCCACCGTCGCACAGCGACAAGGACGTCAGCAAGATCGAACTCGTCGAGGCCCTCGATGAAATAGGTGACGCCCTCAAGCCACCTTAGGAAAAGCCAGGGATAGCCGTGCGTATAGGCGTGCCCAATTTGGGCCACAGAAGCCACGGTTCTGTCGCCGAATCTGTTGGGCCATCGTTCACCGAACATGTGGCAAACAAACGCACAACACTCCGACTCCGAAAAGAAGGAAAGCTGAACAACTCCCCTTCCAATGCTTCGAAAAATAGACGGAGACGTGGTCGTGTGCAGATGGCGTGAAGTGAGGACTACCTTAACGCAGCCGTCTGGGTGGGCATGGGCCGGCATACTCCGGGGCAATTCCAAAGACCCTTGCCGGGCCAACCACTTAGCGACAATTCCAAAGGGGCCGTGACCTTCGATCTCTCCTGCGCCAGAAGTTCCTTCGAGCAATCGGGGGTTGTCATCAGAAGCTCCGTCCTCGATCTCTATCACAATGATGCACTTCGCCCGGCCTAGCCCTGCGTATGCAATAGCGTTGAAAATGGAGTCGGAGAGTATCGCATAGATGTTCTTATGCGGTTCTCTCTCCCGCCTCTGTGCTATGTCAGTTATCACGGACTTCAGGTTCCTGCAGTATTTACGGAGAAATGTCGTTGCGCGGGGTTCGGTGGCATGCTGGGCCGGTTGGATTTGAGAACTGCTCGAATGGTTCAACACGCTGATAACTGCCGATTGAGCCAACTGAGCAATGATCCTTGACAGCTCTGGGGAGGCTATGGGGTGACGTGGTTCCCCATGTGCCAAGTCGTCAACAATGTCCCGGACGTCAGTCTTGACGTGGGCGATGACATCAAAATCAGGCTGAGCAGCAAGATGGGCAACCAGCCGAGCAACTTGGAGCGACTTGCCTGCCAGTTGTGGCCCTTGGAATACGAGAAAATCCGCATTGGGAAGTACTTGCTCAGCGAACGCATCCAGGCCCAAAGTACCTAAGGTCTGTCGAACGTAAGCGGCACCGAACTCGGGGTCATACGTAATGGTACCGAGGGGCAGGGGGGCAGAGAGAGAAGTCACCTTCCCCGTCAGGAACAACGAGAACTCCGTTGGCTCCTCTATGCGCACGAGTAGTTCGTTCCCTCCTGTCAAGAAGCGTGCGGCCCATTGAAAGGACTCCGCCTCATTGTTGTCCCCCAGAAGTGCATGGAAAGCCTTTGCAACCTGGTCCGACGGAACCCGCTCGCAGGTTTCGATAAAACTCGCGAATATGGCAGAGGGTGGAGCAGATAGCGAAGCAAAATCATTGACTGGGAACTCTGCTTTCTTGAGCGTCACAATAAAGTTCGCAACGGTGAAGGGGCAGTAGTGGACATTGAGATCGGCAAGAATGGCGGGAACGAGGTATCCCACTCTCTGTAGAAAGGACTCTTGCGATGCCATGTGTTTTCGGCTCCTCCTAGTTCTCCGACAATGCTGCGGCCTCGCCCCAAACACCAGAGAGGGTTGACAGGACGATGCTACCCGGACTCTCTGTTGATAGTTCGTGCAAGACCCGGGCACGAACGTCCTCAGATAGCCCGCGGAACCGAGTCAAGAACGAAGAAAACACAGCCCGCGGGGCCAAGCCTTGAGGAATCTGCGCAACTCGGAAGCCACCCAGTTTGATTGTAGCCAAAAAGAGAGGGAGATTGTCATCATACAGGGCAGACAATTCGGCAACGAACCGGCTGTCGTCGATGAACCCGCTTGTCGCGGAACGGTCGGCCATCTGCGGACGAACACGGGCGACTGCCTCGGGAAGAGCTTGTGGATTGCTGGTGGCCAGTGCTCGGAGACGTGGCACCGCCGAAATAGACATGAGTCCTGCAATCAGCTGCTCACGAATATTGACGATGTCGTCCTTTAGGTCCAAGATGCTCTCAAGGGTTTCCCGTTGGATGGCCTGCCCTTCCGAGAGCAATGCGTTGAGCCTAATATCCCTCTCCTCAGCCATGTGGTCATCGTAGTAGCGAAGAGCGAACTCGCCGGGGAATCCGAGAGGTCCAGCGGCGACCGACAGAGCCTTGCAGACAGCATTCAGAAACCTAGGCATGAGAAGCCCTCCGTGCGTTCTACCGATATTGGCATGTATGATCGTTGGTTGCAAGCACTTCCTACCAAGAATCTGGTTTCTATCCATTGCGACAGTCTCGACGGTGATGGACGTCCGGAGGCTTCGACGACGCCTGGTTGCGCAACGATTTGCGATGTGCGATGTGCGATGTGCGATGGTCGATGCTCGCCAATGCATGGTCCGCTCTTCGTGAACTCTGGTATGATCGTGGCCTTGATTGAGCTTGCGATGAACTGCCTGGGTTCCGGCGACCATCGACCAACGGCGTAGAGCCCTTAATGGCTCGAAGCCAGACCAAGAATCCGTCACTTTTGGGTTGAGCGTCACGGGGGCGGCACGGCCGCCTGGCCCACGGCTTCCGGCGTGGGCCAAGGCGCCGTCGGTGCCCTAGCCACGGCCGATGGTCGCCGACACGAAAGCATTGCGACCGCATTCAGCCCAAGAGTGCATTGCCAAGGATCCCTGTGCGCCTATGCCGAAACCCACACTCAGGGACAGAGATGCCCCGCCCTATACCGCCACCATCATTTTCCTGCAACCGAACTTCGCCCCTGAGAATAAGACCCATTGGTCGGAGGTCTCGACCTCGATCTGGAGCCACCATTGATCCCCGAAGGCAAAGGGTTCAGGATCATGGGGAGGGGCGGGATCGACGGACAGGAGGTTGAAGACGGCGTTGCCGCCGTGGGGGACGGTGCCGCCTGCTGAACCGAACTCGGTTGGCATGACGATGCCCCCGGCGATGTTCTGGCCCTGGAATTTGATGGAGACCGTGGCATCGCTGCCACCGATGTTGGCGAAGCCGAGATCGACTGAGACGAGCTCGGCACCGACGATTCCGGAGATCGGGAGGTAGAGCTGCGCCGCTCCACCGCCTGGGGACATCCAGGAGTTGCCGGCGTTCTGCCAGTTGGCGGAGTTGCCCTGGCAGGGCTGAATCCATCTGGTGAACTCCACGTAGTCGTCGAACTTGATGTTCTCGACCTCGGCTGCGTTGAAGATGATCGGGCCCTGGAGGTTGAGCTGGCCAGCGACGGTGCCACCTGCCTTGTCGAGCTTGCCGGCCTCGAGCACGGCGATGTCGTCTGCGTTGGCTTTCACCGTCTCGGTGGTCCGGCCGTCGCCGGCGATTTCCTGGAGGGCGGATTCTGCGTCGCCTGCAGAGTAGCGCCCGCCGGGGTCCAGGACGCGGATGGCGCTGGCGGTGTGGGCTGAGGCTGGGTCGTCGATGTGGGCCTGGATATCGTCCGCGTTTCCTTTGACCGTCTCGGTGGTGCGGCTGGCACCGGCGATCTCCTGAAGGGCGTCCTCGACGGTCTCGGCGGAATACCGATTCCCGGTGTCGAAGATGACGAGCTTGGTGGCGGGGTGCGCGGGGCCGGGCCCGATGATGTGATCGCCCAGGGCGTCCTGGACGGCCTGGACTGCAGCGATCCGGTCTGCGATCTCCTGGTCCAGATTCGCCTGCACTCCCTGCACCTGCAGGATGCCGTCCGCGTTATATTCGAGGACGGGAGCGCCCCAGGTAATGGTGTCACCATCCTCGTAGGTGCCGGGGGCTGCGATAAATACGGCGACGACTCCGGCGTTCGGGTCGAAGAGTTCCAGCGTAGCGCCCCGGGCCCCGAGGATGCTCTTCCAGGTGTGGTCAGGTTGTGGGACCGCGTTGTAGACCCGGACCGGGTAGCCGAGTTGCTGGATGTCGGTCCACTCTTCTGCTCCGGCCTCCATCCGACAGGAGGCAAGGAGCACCGCGTGGTCGGGCAGGTTCGGCGGTTCAGGGGCGGCTGCGGGGGTTCCCGGGACCGTGGTGAAGAGTGCGGGCGGTGGGGGCACCGTCTTCTCGTACTCGTGGATGCAGACGACCAGGTCGATGCGTGGATTGACCGGGTCGGCCACGGGCTGGGGTACGGAGATGGGCTCCGTCTCCTCGATGCGGATCCCCTCGGGAGTAATGAGCATCCCGGGGGAGACGGTGCCGTCAGCCGCTACGTGAAAACCCTCGTAGACACCGGGAGGGACCACCCTCACCAGGTGGCCGTTCAGGTTCTCCGAGGACCTCGGTCCCCTGTAATCGTGGATTCGTTTCTGTACCATGACGTTCTCCTATGGTGTGGGAAGCCAGCCATCAAGCTGGCCGCCGTCGTCCAGTTCCATCGGGGGATCCCCCAACTGCCAATCGTCCCAGATTTCAGACTGCAAGAGCGATTCGATGAGGGCCCGGGTGTGGGCAGGCTTGAGGAGCCGGACCACCGAGTAGAAGACCTTCTGGTCGGCCACGACGCCGTCCCACTGGAAGACCTTCACGACAAAGCGGGACCACTTGTCGGTGCCCTTGTTGGGCTCTTCAACCTCGGCCGTGTAGCCGATGGATGCCAGGCCGTTCTCCATGCCCGGGATGGTGCCGCCCTTCCGCTTGATCTCGTGCGCGGCCAGGACGCGGATGCGCAGGGAATCGTCCGACTCCCCTTCGCCCCGGAAGATCTGCCTGGCCCGGGCCAGCATGTCGAGGTACTCGCCGGTCGCTGTCTCGGCCAGGAGCTGCGGGATGATGTCGGTGAGGGTCGTCCGAGCGACGTCCAGGATGCCGCCCCATACCTCGCAGAACCGGGCCACCAGGGAGTCTGTCCGCTCCTTCTTCTTCAGGAAGGCCGGCAGCAGCCACCAGAGGTAGTCGGCCAGCTTCTCGATGGTTTCGGCCGGGCGATCACTCATTGCTCGGGGCCTCCATGTTGATAGTGACCAGCCCCTGCTCCGGGAACTGGTTCGGGTCGATGACGACGTCTGCTGCCGGTTCCTCGACCTCGACGGAGTAAACCCCGGGCACGGCCATCACCACGCCGACGACCTGCGCGATGACCACGTCCTTCCCGACGCCCAACGGCGTGATGGGCAGAGTGGCATCCTCGATGTCGCCGAAGAAGACGGACAGCCGCCGGCGGATCTCCGTGTCCATAGCAGCGGTGTCGTACCCGGCCCGTGGAGTGACGGTCAGGGTGATAGGAATGGGTACGATCTCGGGAGAGAACACCAGCGCGTCCGCGGTAATGGGCCGGTTGTTGTCCACCACCTCCTGGACCGCTTCGATGAGCGCAGGGTCAGGAGGACCCGCCTCGCCCATGATGTAGACATCCACGGTTCCCTCGCCACGGGGCAGGGTGTCGTCCACGAACGCGCTCTTCACGCCCGCTACCGACAGCGCCCAAGAGATGTACGCCGCGGCGGTGCCGCCTTGGGACAGTTCCTCCCAGGCCAGGAAACAGCGCTGCCGGAGGGCCGCATCTGTCTCCTCATTCACGCCCACGACGGTGAGCCAGTCCTCGGGGTTGGTGACCGTGTCGATGCCGGTGATGAAGGTCTTCATCTTCGAGATGGAGCCCGGGCCGACGTTGTATGCGGAGCCGGCGTTCTCCGCGATGACGGACACCTCCACCGACACCTCGCCAGCCAGGAGCACGACTTCTTCGGTGGTGAAGTAGCGATATTCGGTCCCGCTCTGGTCCTTGGGCGTGGTGACGATGGAGCCCTCGGGGATCGGGACGTTGGTGTCTTTCGCCGTCTTGCGGGAGTATACGACGATTCCCTCAGCCTTGACCGCGGGCTTCCGGGTCAGGCCATACTCCTTGGCCTTCCGGTCCAGCCAAAAAGCGGTGGCGGTGTCCAGGAAACCCTGCTTCAGCATCCCTGCCCCGAACGCGTACAACTCTGCCACCACCTCGGCGAAGACCTCAGTCGTCGTCTGGACGACGGAGCCGACGTTGAAATTGGTGAGCCCGGTCTTCTCGCCGATGGCAGTGAGCATGTCGGTGACGAGTTCCGGGTACGTCTTGATTTTCAACGACATCGCATCCTCCTACAGGCTCTCGGTATCGGCATTTCTGCCCCATACGATGTTCATGCGGTTGGTCCACTCCTCGCCCAGGGGCACGAACGACACCTGGAACTGCGCCTCCCGGCCGGCACGGGGGAGCGGGTAGACGACGATGGATTCGGGCTCGATGCGGGGCCCCACGCCCCGGTTGAAGGTGAGGGCATCGGTGATAGCCCGGACGACCAGGCGTTCGAAGTCGGGCCGGTCCTCCTCGCCGAAGAGGCGGGGCACCCCAGCGCCATACGCTGGATGGGCGAACAGATCCCCCGGCAGGGTATCGAGCAGGTTGCGCACGTCCTGGAGCAGGCAGGTGCGACCGTCCTGGGTGATGGCAAGGTCGCCGGAGGGGCTGACGACCAGGTCGCCGCCCGCGTCCAGCAGCAGATCCTTCCCGAGATTCTCGAACAACCCCATGGCTACCCTCCCAACAACTCGACGACGGGTCCAAACTCCCCCGTCGCACCCAGTAGGCACACGCCCGCGACCCATGCCTCGTCTCCGAGGTCGGGCGGGCTGCCCGCGTTCTTCACGTTCTCGATGAGGTCCGCCATGCCGTCGCCCTCGGCGTGCAGCACGTACAGGCCCTGAGCTTCGACCAGCGCCTCGAGTTGGTCCACCACGGCCTGGATATCGTCCGCGATGGTCCCGAGCGCGGCGGCCTTGTCCGAAATGACCTGGGCGAGGCTTTCCAGCATGGCACCGTAGGACGCCGGCACTGCGAGCATCCCCACGACCCGCTCCAGCATTTCGGTGAGGCCGGCGATGGGGGGCAGGACGTCGCCCGCTTTGACCGACGACCAGTCCGGGGGAGTCGGCAGGGTCTGCTCGATTGCGGCCGGCAGGTCCTCGGCCCCTGCTATCTCCTCATCCAGTTCCAGGGCTGGCACTCCGAAGAGCGTCCCGAGGGAGCGGAGCGGGTTCACCAGTTCCGAGGGCTCCGTCGCCCCGACAACGAACAACATCGCCGACACGGGCTGGCCCTCTTCGTACTGCGGGCGATGCGAGTCGCCCGGGTCTTCAAAGGAGGCCTCCCAACGGGAGAGGAAACCGACCATTCCATCAGGCTGCCCGCCGACGAAGTACGGTCCCTTGTCCAGGTAGAAGTAGACGCCCGCATTGAGCAGCCCGTTGACCTGGTCAACAAGCTCCTGGATGATCGCCAGCAGCGCGGACATTGCCGCGCTCACCGGGTCGGACATCATGGACACGAGTCCAGCCAACGTATCGAGCAGCCCGGCGAGGACTTCCAGCAATGCCGACAGGGTACCCGCTGCCTGGCCAGCCGCGTCCATTGCCTCCGGCACGCCGGGGATCATCGGGAGGTTGAACTCCTTCCAGCTACTCATGGGTATCCCTCCTGTCGTCGGGCGGGGAGGATGAGAGCCTGCGAGGTTGGGAGGCCAATCGGGCGGTGGCTGCCATGCCTTCAAAGGCTCTCACCTGAGCTTCCACCAGGAGTGGTGCGGCCTCTCGCAGCCCAGCAACCACATCTCTCAGGCGCTCGGCCAGCCTCAATCCCTGCGGTTGCTTCCAGTTCGTTTTCATTGGATCAGCCCCGGGCCTGAATTGTTCTGAGTAGCCTCGACCCCAACGACATCCGAGGTCACGGTGCCGATTTCGGCGTTGTTCACGACGTGCGCCAGGGTTGCCGGTAGCACAGAGGCCACGGCCTGGCCGAGCTTGACCCAGTTGGCTTTGATCTTGTCCTTCTCCTCCTCGCTCATCTCCTCAGGGAGCGGGAAGAGGGATTCCATCTGGACTCTGAAGGCTTCGGCCATCGCGGCCCTGGTAGTCTCCTGGTTTTCGCTCAGCGCCATTTCGTCACCTCATACCTGTGCAATGAACACCTTCCCGCTCAGGAGCTGGGCCATCGCTGCGTCTGCTGCGGCCAGCGCACCTGCGACAGCCGGATTCGGAGCGATAGGCGCTCCGAGGTTGCCGATGCCCAGGGGCACGGTCTTGAGTACGGTCAGGATGGTGTTCAGGATGATCTGTAGTGGGAGCCCGCAGGCAGCGGGCTGCCCCGTTGCCCCCAGTCCGCCGAGTTGCACGGGGCCGGAGGCAGTGGAGCCGATGTTGATGAACAGCGGCGGGGTCAGGATGTTGGCCCCGATATCAATCTGTCCGCCCATGGAATCCAGGGCCAGATTGCCCAGGTTCACCAGGACCGAATAGGCTGGCTGCGGAGGCATAGGTGCGATGCCAGGGGTGGCAGCGACCAGGATTTCGTATGCCCCGCCGATCACTTCCCGTTTCGAGAATGTGATGGAGTGCGAGGCCCCACCCGCCACCTGCTGAGAAATGCTGCCCGCGACGTTCTGCCGGAGGGAGCCGCCCACCTTCTGCACCAGGTCGCCCTTGGTCGTCTCTAAGAGGGAGCCGGCCTCGATGCGAGCGGCCCGGTTGACGATGACGGTCCAGGTATCTGCCTGCAGCTTCTCCGCACCGGCAACTTCGTCCTCGCGTGATCCTTTAATGATATGGGAGGTATCACCCGCGGTGTGCTCCTGACGCTTGTCCGTGGTGATGAGTTTCAGCGAGCCAGCCGACACCACGATTTCGCTGGTGCCGGGCTTCATCTCGATCTTCTGGCCCTGTTTTCCTCGGATGGCGATGGTGCCGGTGGTGAAGCCGGGAGGGGCTTTGTTGCCGTAGAAGATGGGGGCCTCGACGTAGGGCTTGGTCACATCGCCATCGTGGAAGGAGACGGTCACCTCTGCGTCCACCTCGGGCAGGGCCCAGATGCCATAGCCGTCCTGGGCGAAGAGGGATGCCACGGGGACCTCGGGCAGGGCCAGCCCCGCCTCCCCGGACTCTTCGTCTCCACCCACCACGACGTCCACCCGGTAATTGTCGTCGTCCACCGCGACCACTTTCCCGAGCAGCGAGGGCCGGAAGAACGGCCGCAGGTCGGGGTGCAGGCCTTCCACCAGGCGTTTCAGTTCGGTTGCGAGGTCGCCCCGGCTACGCATCGGCCACCGCCTCGAGCCAGAGATGGCTGCGTAGTCCAGATCCCCCGGCACCTGCCGTGTGCCCCACCTGCTCAACGAAGTGCCGGGTTTCGTCGCCTGCCGCATCCACCAGCGCGACGACCTGGGAGTGCCACACTGGGACGCCCATGACGGTGAGAAGATGCCGATGCCCAGGCAGGGACCGGAGGTCGAGGATGTCCTCGCCATGGGTGAAGGTGAAGACAGGATCCTGGGACGTGTCCCGTTCGCCCCAGTGGAATCCGCCCTCGGGGTCCGCGTAGAACGCCCGGTCCAATTCGAGGCGGCGATTGAGGAACTGGATGGCCTGCGCCACGGTGCTGTCGCGGAGGGGCAGTTTGTCGATGACCAAGTCGCAGGACGCAACATCCAGGGACGAGAAGCCCAAGCCGGCCACCAGGTGGTTCACCACCGCGTCCGCTGCCTCGTCCTGGTAGGTGCGTGTGAGCCGGGTGTCGGCCAGGGCCCGAGCGCGGCACAGCCCCCACACCTTGAAGGTCTCCCGCAGATGTGCCCGGAGCACAGTGCCATCGAACAGGGGATGGAGGTCCTGACCGCGGTAGCCCCAGCGCAGCACCAGCGGGTCGCTGTCCTTTGCTCCTCCCTCCCACTCGAACCGCACGTTGGACAACTCGAGGTACACGGAGGCCACGGGCTGGCTGCGGGCCGCGGCCACTTCCATCCGCTGGACCGATGCCAACCGGGTCTCCTCGCCGATGGTCACTTCGATTTCGGGGGCCAGCCAACTCATCCCGGCAACCCTCCCATGGCATCGGCCTTCCCGGACCTGTACGCCTTGGCCAGGGGACTCTCCTCGCCCACCTCCTCGTCGTGTGCCTTCGATGCCTTCGCGTCGTATCCGGCTGCGGCACCGGCAGCCGCCTTGGCCTTCTTCTTCTCCGCCGCTTCGCGTTTGCGCCGCTCGACCTGCCTGGCGATAGGCTCGAACTCGGCCAGGTTGATCTGCGCGTACAGGGTGGATTCGCCGGCGACATCCCCCACCTCGAGCCCTTTGAACAGCACGGTCTTGATGCCGCACGCGTTGGTCAGGCGGGACTGGATCGAGAAGATGGTGGGCACCGCGTATGAGACGCTGGACGCGTTGGAGCCGGATTCGCCGACCGGGTCCGAGCGATCCCTGAATGCGTCCTGCAACTCCTTGAACTGGTCGAGTGCAGATTTGACTACCTCTCCGGCCCTGTCCTCCTCGTCCACCAGGGTGAGGCTGATGCTGATGTCGGTGTCCTCGTAGCCCACTGCCTGCTTGACCTTGCCGGAGCGCCCGGGCACGTCCACCTCATCCACTTTGACTGCCTGCCGGACGGACATCTGCTGATGCGGCACCGGGAACCGGAAGAGGACATTGGCGATGTCAGGCTCTCCTCCTTCCTTCACTGCACCCAGGGTCACCACCTGGAAGCCGTCGTTCTTGAGCTCAGCCATGGCTCACCCCCAGCCGCAGGGCTGCCCGCGAGAAAATCTCCGTGAGTTGTCCCTCGAGGTCATCCAGTCCATCCGTACCGTTGACCGTGATCTGGAAGGCTCCCCGCTCGAAGAGGACGCCTGCTTTCGCGGCGGAGCCGGTTTCGGTCGCCGGGGCCAGCGCGGCGCCCGGTCCGGTTGCCTCCATCTGCACAGGGGGAATCCGAGGAGCTTCCAGGGAGATGTTGGACAGCGCGTTGGAAACGGCCCGGGCCGGCAGGTCTGCCGTCTTCTCGATCCCAAGGGCGAACGTCGGCATCACCGAGGCGCCGGACGTGGTCAGCTCGGAGAGAGGCCCTCGCTTTGCGTCTGAGAAGGGCAGCAGGTCGCGCACGCCCTCGAGAAGCCCGGACAGCGCCTTGATGGGTACATCAGCGACGGCCCCGATCCCCTCGGAGAATGTGGTCACCAGAGCGGAGCCGGAGGCGGTGAGCTGCGACAGGGGGCCGGCCTTGGCATCGGAGAAGGGCAGGAGATCCCGAAGATCCCCCATGAGGCCGGTGACGTTGTCGACAAGGCCGCTCCATGCCGCCTTGATCCCTTCCCACAGGGCATCGATCAGCCCCTTGCCGGCTTCGAGAAAGACATCGCCGAGGTCGGTCAGCCAGCCCATCCACCCGGTCAGGGTGGTCTTCATGCCTTCCCAGATGTTGGTGAAGGTCGTCTTGATCGCTTCCCATGCGGTGTTCCATGCCGCGGTCACCAGAGCCAGTGCCGAGTTGAAGGTGGCCTTTATCGCTTCCCAGCCTGCGGAGACGGCCATGGTGATCCCGGTCCACGAGGCACTGAATATGTGCGTGATGACCGCCCAGGCCGCACTCGTGGCCATGCAGATACCGTCCCAGGCCCACTTGAAGAAGCCGACCACTGCCTCGATGCCTGCGACCAGCGCGTTCTGGACCGCGTTCCAGGTGCCGACCGCAATCAGCTTGAGGTCAAGCCACAGCTCCCGGTTGACGCGGCGGATCCCCTCCCAGCCGTCCGAGAACATCCCCACGAGAAAACCCACGCCGTAGGCGATGGGGGTGGCGACCGCGTAGAACGCGGCCTTCAGGCCCCCGAGTACTCGGCCAAAGGTCGAAGTGGAATCCGCCATTTCGTCGGTACCGGAGGTGAAGTACATCACGAGCCCGGTGATGCCGGCGACCAGGGCCCCGACAATGAGGAGGACGCCACCGGTGGAGAGGTTGACCATTGCCATCGCGGCCATGACCTTGCCGCCCATGATCATCGAGGCCCCACCGATGAGCAGCACCGCCGCAGACGCTGCAGTCATCACAACCACCAGCTTGGTCAGGAACGGGTGGGCTTCGGCAAACGTACTGATTTTGTCAGCCACCCAGGCGAACGCGTCCGCCAGTCCGGAGATGACGGGAAGCAACGCGTTTCCAACGGTCTCCAGCAACACTGCAGCGTTGGCTTTGGCTCGGCCAAAGGCCGCGCCGGCCGTGGCATCCATCTTTCCGAACGCCTCCTCGGTAGCCCCGGCGGACGTCTGCATCTGGCCCAGGATGTTCGCGAACGAACCGGCTTGGTTCCCGGTCAGGGCGAGGACCCCACTCAGGGCCTCAACAGACCCAAAGAGCGTGGCCATGGTCTCCTGGCTGCCGCCGGTCTTCTCTTTCACGTGAGCCAACCAGTTGGCCAGCCCCATACTCTTGACGGCTGCACCGGAGAAGTCGATGCCGAGTTCCTTTGCGGTTTTTGACGCCTCGGCAGTCGGCTTCACGACCGCGGCCAGGATTTGCCGCAACGACGTGGTCGCTTCCTTGGTCTTGAGGCCCCCGAGCGTCAATGCCGACGTTGCGGCCAGGAGCTGATCCAGAGAAACACCCGCAGAAGCAGCCAGGGGCGTCACCTTCCCCATGCTGGAGGACAACTCCCCGATGGTCGTTTTGCCCGCCTTCATCGCTACGAACATCTGGTCGGAGACCGTGGTCACGGAACCCGCGTTCATGCCGTAGGAGTTCATGATGGAGGTAAGACCGTCGATGGCGGTCTCGGTGTCGGTGATCCCGCCGCGGGCCAGCTTCATAGCCCCTTCCAGCATGACGGTGGCGTCCTGCGCGTCGCCGAATCCTGCCGAGATGGTGGTGTACAACGCCTTGGCTGTATCCACGGGCATCTGCCCGAACTCTTTCGACAGCGAACGGACATTGCCGGCCAGTGCATCCATGTCGGTGGTGGAGGTGTCGACCAGGGTGGAGACCTCGGCCATGGATGTGTTGAACTTGGTCGCGGAGTGGACGGCCACGCCGAGGCCTGCTGCTACCACGCCGCCCGCGATCATCGCGGTGGTGCCCATGCCGGTGAGGCGGGACGAGGCCTGGTCGATGGCCTTGGTGTCGATATCTGGTGCGGAGAGCTTCGAGTTGACGGAGAGGGCCGTGGCCTCAGCGGTTTTGCGGAAGCTGGTGAGAGAGTGCTCGGCCTTCACCAGAGCGCCGGAGAGGGCGTTGTGCCCCTTGACCAGCACGCCGATAGTATGTGACATCCCTCCAGCCACTTGTCACCGCCTCTTCCTTTTCCTTCCTGCCTGCTTCACCGCTTTGGCCTCCTGGTCTTTCAGCCACAGGGCAGCACCGGCAACCTCCGCGAATTCGTCCGCGCACAGGGCATCGACCCTCTCGAAGTCGTATGCCCCAAAGGTGCTGCAGACGAGGGCTCGCATCTGTCGGTGTCCATCCGAGCGGCACGCTGACCGCTCGGCCTCTACCAGTTTTTTACAGATGCCCCCTGCGAGAACCCGAGCCCCTTCTGGATCTGCTGGGCCAGGGTGACGACCAGACCGGGATCCCACTCGGTCTGGATCTCCTCGTAGTCCGGCTTGGGATGCACCAGGAACTTCTGCACCAGGATCTCGTTAGCGTCCGCCTCGTTCTTCACGGAGCCGATGAGCCGTTTGTACTCCGCCCACGAAGCCTTCCTGGCGAGGAACACCTCGTCCTCCCGGTCAGGCACGAGGATCTGGAAGATCCGGAGCTTCGGTTTGTCCTCCCGCAGCTTCTCGACAATCTCTTGAGCCTGTTCATCAACCGTCTTGGTGTGTTCGTTCTGCATTGAGTCCTCCTGTCAGGGTGTCCCCACAAGGGCCACCACGTCGTTTATCTGCACCAGGCCGGAGCCCACGGCGACGCCGAGCAACACCAGGCCTACAGTCTTCACCCAGCGCAACACCTTCTCGTGCCGTAGGGTCCGGGCCATGAGCGCGGTGACCGCCTTCTCCAGCGCGCCAACCCGGGTGGCAAGGCCATCGATCTTCTCACCCAGTAGTCTCACTTCATCCGAAGACATAGCGTCCTCCTATACGAGTCCTTCGGCATCCATGGCGATGCCGGACATCTTGCGGCCGACCGACTCATCGTCCACCGAGAAGCCGCCCTCGACGTCCGTGAATTCGAAGCCGAGGAAGCGGATGATGCGCTGCGCGTTGTTCTTCGCGGGGTACATGATGAGCACCGTCGCGTTGCGTAGGTCCAAGAGGTCGGAGAACTCCTGCTCCCCGACCTTGAAGGTCTTGAGCTGCACCTCGCTGGACCGGGGCGAGTTGATGGCCTCCTCAATGACGGCCTTGTTCAGCTCCTTCACCTCAAAGTCCACTTCATACTCTTTCGGGCCCCGGCCCATCGCGTGCGGCTTCGAGTAGCCCGCGCCGCGGATGACCGACTTCGCCTGGCTCGCCTTCCACGAAAGGTTCTGGAGGGCCATGATCTTGATGCCGTCCACCAACAGCGAGATCTCCTCGCCCGAGGTTCCCTGGATGTATCCTTCTTCTGCCATGACTCACCTCGCTATTTCAGGTACACCGTGGTGTAGATCATCTCCATGGCCCGCCTGGGCTGGATGCCGAGCGACACGTACACGTCGCCGAGCAGCCGGTCGTTGGCCGTGGATACCGCGGTCAGTTCGAAATCGTCCACCTGCCCTCCGTCCCGCATAACTTCCAGGGGCCGGGACATGGCCGACTCCAGCCGTCGCAGGCCCTCGCCGGCCGAGTCGTTCTCTTCGCCCACGTAGGGCTGCGCCGCCTCTCTGGCAGCCTTCGCTCCGTAGTAGACCGCGCGCAGGTCGTTGGCCCGGGAGTAGTCCGAGCCCTTGGCCGCGGCGGTCATGGAGTGCGCGATGATGAAGCCCCGGCCTGGCTTGAACCGGATGCAGTTGACCCTGGCCTGGATGAGGGTCTGGATGTGCCCCACCGTGAATTCAGGTGCGAGCTTCAGCACGTTGCGGACCGGCTTGTTGATGAGCGACTTCTGGACCTCGAGACCGGCCATGGTCCCTCCGCAGGCCGCGGTGATGGACCGGTTGTAGGTGGTCCCGTCCGAGGCCATGAACTGCGCGCCGCCCGCGAAGATGACTGAGTTGCGGTCACCGACCTTGTCGGCCATGGTCACGATGTTCTCGACATAGGTCTGGAGGTCGGCCAGGTACGCGGCGGTGCCCTCCTCGTTGTCCGAGCTGAAGGCCAGCGTCTCCAGGATGGCGAAGCGCTCGGCGTGGTGGTCCTCCAGCATCTCGGCGCAGTGGAGCAGGATCGCGGTCCACAGCGCATTGCTGACCGCGCCGACGGCGTGAAGCCAGTTGGTGTCGGTCTTCGAGACGGTAGCCTCGAGGCCGGCCAGGTAGTCGCCGTTGGTCAGTGCCGCGCCGTCTTCGCCCCCGGTGAACGCGTCGAACCAGGTCGGGTCGGGCAGCCCGCCTTCCTCCTCGCTGGACGGGGCGAGGAGCTGGTGGTCATCTTCCAGCAGTTCGCTCCCGTACACGCCGCCAGCAGCGATGGCCGCGATGACCAACTCTGTCACTGTCTCGAAGGTACCGGTGGCCGAGTAGGTGCGCTCGAGGTAGGGCGTCATGTTGCGGTCCTGGATCTTGACCGTGGTGGTGCACTCCAGGGTGGCGATGTGTTCCCCGAGCCCCTTCAGGCTCTTGTCAGTGGTCCAGGAATCCACCAGGGCGGCGGTGGGATTCGGGTCCGCGTCCCAGTTGAGCTTGAGACGGGTCACCCGGTCTACCGGGTCGATCGGCGAGTAGATGGCAATCAGCACTTCCCTGGTCTCCAGGTCGATGCCGATGCCCTCAGCCGTGTCGTCGTTCACCCACGAGCTGATGTCCACCGAGCCCACCAGCGCAGCCGGCTCGCCCTGGGGCAGCGAAACCCCGTAGATCTTGTTCTGAGTGCGCTCCAGCAGGAGCAGTATTGGCGGCGGCTCCTCTCCCTGGAAGACCGCACTGATATCGAACGACAGCACGGCAGAGGACACGTCCTGTGGATTGCCCTCGAAACCGGAGTACTCTATCCCCTCCACCAGCACGGCCACGCCCGGTTCGGGCAGGAGGAAGTAGAGTAGGTGCTTGTCGGTGGTGATGTAGATGCCGTCGCCCGGCTTGAACGGGGCCTGGACGATGCCCGTAATGGTGTCACCCGGTGGGATGCTGGGCGTGAGGTCGATGGTGTCGGCCACCACCAGTTCTTCGTTTTCGTCGTAGTGCCACAGCGTTGGCCCGCCGACACCGCTTCCGAGTATCCAGAAACCGCTCTTTCCTTCGGTCCCCAGAGGAAACTGCTGCACGCCCACACCGACGGCCGAGGTGATGGCCGCATCCAACTCGACTTCCCGGACCACCTCGAATCCGTCATCGTAAAAGGCCACCTTGTGGGGAGGCCCTTCGTGCACCGCAGCGAAGCCCGACTCGATGTCGTTGAACGCGTGCATCACGTTGACGTGGTGTTTGTTGCCCGAGGTGCCGTAGTCGCCCTTGAGCTTGAGGATCTCCGTCCCCGTCACGTCCTTGAGCTTGACAGTCGCCTGCTTGGGGCTGCCGATGAGCACCGCGTGGATGCGGGTCGAGCCCGCGTCGAAGGCTTCCTCGAGGGCCTGGAGCAAGGGGCCGCTTTTGAAGATGGTTTTTGCCATCTTCTTGGCATCCGGTCCGGCTAGCGTGTAGACCTTGCCGGGTATTCCGCCCTGGGCCCCGCCGACCTTGGCTTCGACGTTGGCGAGGGACGCAGGCACCACGCCCAGGTGTCCGTCCTCGTATTCCGTGTAGGCGTCGGGGATGATTCGTTTGATCACCATGGTGACACCTCACTTGCCGGCCGAGCCAGCCACTCGTCACGTTTCCGCAGGAACTCCCGCCTGATCAGCCGAGTCCTGTCCGTCCACCCGTATGCGGCCTTGAGAGCGGCCAGCACGATGGGGGAGGTCTCCGTTGCCGAGGCCAGGGCGGAGAGCAACACCGGCCGGGGTTTCGCCCGCCCGAGGGTCCCACGCCGCGGCGGTGGGGCAGGGGTCACGGGAGCGACCGGTACCGGTGCGGCCCTTTCCTCTGTCTTGATCTCAGGCTTCGCCTCCGCTACTGGGGCCTTCTTCTCGTCCTTCTTCTTGTTCTTCTCAGCCATGATCTATCCTCCAAGTACCTGCACGTGGATCTTCTCCATCACACCCTCCACCGGCTTCTCCAGGGGAATGGTGCGGGCCAGTTTGACGGTCAGTGCACCTCGAAACAGGAACGGCTCTCCGGTGACGTCCGGGGGCACCGACTGCCGGCCCTCCGCCGAGATGCGGTCCACGGTGAACACCGCGGGCGGGTCGGACTCGCTGTCCTCAAGATGGAGCGGCTCCCACGACATACCGGCCTCCATTACAACTCGGCCGAGCTGCTCCAGGATGACGTCCACCACTTTCTGGCCATTGCCCTGGGGACTGGACGGGGCTTTCACGATCAGCCGGTACGCGGTCTCGGCCCGGACCATCTTGCCCGACGAGACGACGTGCCCGGTTTCCTCGTCTCGGGTGGTAAAATCCCGCCTGCCGCACCCTATCTTCGAGAGCGAATAGGAAAGCTCGGTCACGGTGCAGGCCGGGTAGGAGTGCTTCGCATTGGCTAGCTCGTCCGCATGGACGTGCAAGCCCGGCACCTGCGATGCCACCCATAGCCCGAAGGCTCGTTTGATGGATCCGCTCACTTCACACTCCTCTCGAATCGGGCAATGGCCCGGGAAATTGCCTGGCCGAACACTTTCCCGGCCTGCTTCTTGCCCTCAATAAACGCGGGCTCCAGGAATGGCTGCGCCGCCATCTTCCTGGTCCCGAACTCCACGTACGGCGCATATTCCGTGTTGGTGCCGATGTAGCCCGCAGCCCAGGATTCGATGACCGGGGTGATGGAGGCCCTCAGCTTCCCGGTGTCCACCGGACATAGCTTCTTGGCCTCGGCCTCAACCAGCAGCACCAGGTCGCGCACCGCGTTGCCGAGTTCTTCGGTGATGAGTCCCGGCATCTGCTTCATCGCGGTCTGCAAGCGCTCGATCTTGCGAAAATCGATGTCGATCATGGCGAGTTTTCCGTGCCTACCCATCTCGTCTCTCCCGCTCCAGGTGCAGATCCAGGTGCGTCACCTTCCCGAAGAAGTTGTGGGGCTTCACCGAGGTCACCCGGTATCTCGTCTCGCCGATGGCGAGGAAGTCTTGTTCTTGCACGCCGGCATCGGGGAGCACGCACGCGACCGCATCCGCTCCAATCTCAGTCAGGTCTTTGGGCGGCAGATCCTGCATCTCGATGGGCACGGTCCCGACCTCTTCCTCGGCCGTCTCGTTGGGGCCAAAGAACGTGCCCTCTCCGCCGGCCTGTGAGCGGGTCACCTTGCCGGTGACTCCCGATTGCTCGATGAGCCAGCGGATCTCCTTCTGGGCCTGGTTGGGATACCGCTGTTTCACGGTCTCTCCTCCGTAAGCTGCCACAGCGACAGGGGCTGGCACTGCACCCGCACCGGTCGCACCGGCCGCACCTTGCCTGTCTCCTCGTCCTGCATGCCCACACACCGGAACTCCACCAGGTGGCCCTTGGCGTCGCAGCCGGCGAAGAGCCCGCCGCCATACGTGACGTTCTGGTTCCAGTCCACGGTGAAGGCCGGTGCGATGGTCACCGTCTGGCAGCCGTCCAGGTAGTCGCCTGCGGTCGCTTCCACCGCGGCGTATGAATCCACCAGGAACTGCTTGCTCACGGTGGTGCCGCACCCGACCAGGAAGAGACCAGTTGCCAACAGAAGCGCCGGCATGATGCTGGGCATCACCGGGGGCTTGGGCCCGTTGGTCCGGTACCAGCGCAGGAAATCGAGGATGAGGTTGCCCTTGGTTCCCCCGGCCAATGCCCCGAGGCCCAGCAGGCCGGCCTCGTTGCCGTTCAAGGCGAGCAACAGGCCGATGATGGCGGTGGCGAGTTGCACCACGGTGGTTGTCAGGTTCCATGCGTCGTAATTGAAGGGATCAAGTTTGACTGTCTTCTTCATGGCTCACTCCATTCCAGGTGTTTGGGAGCCCCGGGAATAGACCAGAGGCACCACGTCCGTTTTCAAAACCGTGTCGTCCGTCGCGGGGTTGATTCGCTTCACCCGCGACGCGTACTCACTGCCCATATCCTTCTCGAGGGCTGCCCAGTTGGCAGCCTCACGACTGCGGTCCATCTTCTTGTCGCCCGATGAGAAACTGACCCGGCTCGCGGCCTGGGCCCGCAGGTGCCGGCACACCTGGATCTTGCTGCGCAGTAGCCACAGCTCCCGGTGGTCGCCAGGCATTACGGGCGAGACTTCGCCTTCGGACAGCTCGTAGTCCACGTCCAGGTCAGCAGAGACCAGAGGCAACACACGCTCCGCCGCACGCTCCACGTACTCGCTCGGCACGAGGGCTTCACCATCCTCATCGGTGAAGTCGGCCATGATGTCAGTGACAAGTTCGTTCAACACGGGCTACCCCTCCTTCTTCGTACCGGTCTTCTTCTTCTTTCGCCGGCGGCGCTTCTTCCTGCGCGCGGGTTTCTTTCCCTCCACAGCTCCTGCCGGATGGTGGATGGCCACCAGGTTGTTCTTCTCCGCGTCAATTACCGCCGCGGTGGCCTTCGTGACCTTGGCCTTTCCCTCTGGGCCCAGTTTCAAGGCCACGCCTGCCTCCACTCCATCGGGGATGACCAGATGTGTCTTCAGTCTGTTTTCAATCGTGAGCATCGCTCTCCTCCCTACCAGGGGCGGGCCACTGCCGCAGGCCCGCCCCCGGTGGTCGCGGGTTCACCGGTCAGGGACCTATGCGAACACCAAGTCCACCAACTCCCGGCAGCCCAGGAGTCCCGACCCCTGGGTCGCGCCGCCCACCACGGTGATGGTGTCGACGCCGACGAACGTGACCTCGAGGTCGAACGTGCCGGTGGCAACGTCCGTTTCGATGATCATGTCCGCGGTGCCGTCGCCCGCGAGCACCGTGCCGTCGCCCG